ATTGTACTCCAATAAACTTATGTTTGTATCAGAGTGATATTGAAGCAGTAATGTATTGTCTTGACCATAGTGAGGTTGGTTTGGCTAAGTCTTTGAAGTATTCTATACAGTTTAAGATTGATGACCATGTTAAGAAAGGAGAATGGGTATGAATGATTAATAAAATACATAATATAGATTGTTTGACTGGATTAAAAAAATTAGAAGATAATACAATTGACCTTTGTGTTACAAGTCCGCCCTACTGGGCGTTAAGAGATTATGGGATAGAAGGTCAATTAGGTTTAGAATCAGATTTTAATGATTACATTAATAAATTATGTGATATTTTTGATGGAGTTAAAAGAGTATTAAAGAAAACTGGTTCTTGTTTTGTTAATATAGGAGATACTTATTATGGAAGTGGTAAAGGTATCGGAACTGATTTAAGTAAATCAAAAGAAGTATATCAAATACCTAAAGAATGGGATAGACCTTCTAGAGATAATTTTAATAAGATAAGTGTAAAAAAAATATGTAGGGTTTGTGAAAAAGAATTTGATGGAAAACCAAATTCAGAATTTTGTTCAACAAAGTGTTTGAACACTTTAAGTAATAAAGAAAGAACAAAGAATAGAAAATTAAAATCTAAATGCCTTATTGGTATCCCTTTTAGGTTTGCTTTAGAAATGATTAATAGAGGGTGGATTTTAAGGAATACTATTATATGGAATAAACCAAATTGTATGCCTAGTAGTGTTAAAGATAGGTTCACAGTAGATTTTGAGTATGTCTTCTTTTTTGTTAAGAATAAGAAGTATTATTTTGAACAACAATTTGATAAAACTATTGAAAGATATTCAAAAAAACATGCTAAAAGACCATTAAGTTCACATGGAAAAGAACCAACACCAAGTGGGGGGTCCAATAATCTAACATATAATAAATTATCTCCATTATGGAAGAATAAGCGTACTGTTTGGAAGATAACAACTAAACCATTCAAAGAAGCACACTTTGCTACTTATCCAGAAGATTTAATCTTACCAATTATTAAGTCTAGTTGTCCTGAATATATTTGTAAAAGTTGTGGGGAACCTAGAAAAACAATATATGAATATGAAAAAACTAAATTAATAGAAAATTATGAAGGAAAAGCAACCAAAGATTATAATAAAGGAATGGCACAGAATCTAAGTGATGCTAAAAGAAGGATATTAGAATCAATGAGTAAAAAAATAAAAAACAAAACATTTACTAATTGTGGTTGTAATAAGGGTTTTGAGTCTGGGATAGTATTAGACCCATTCATGGGTGCAGGAACTACTGCGTTAGTATCTTTAAAGAATAATAAGAGATTCATAGGTTTTGAGATTAATAAGGATTATATTAAAATAGCAAATAAGAGGATTGCTAATTATAAAACAAAATTAAATGAGTTTTTATAATTCCATAATTTAATAGTAATCTATTCTTTTTTTATATTATTAATTATTTTATTATTTTATAGTGGTTAATCTAGAATTGGACAAGGTACTAACAAAAGCGATTTATGAAGAAGACGCAGAATGTTTAATAGACTTCTTATTCCCTCATATTAAAGCAACACCAATGCAATTAAGGATTATAGAGAGTATAGCTTTTGATAAGAGTAAGAGATTGATTATTAGTGCTATGACTAGGTATGGTAAGACTTACAGCGTAGCAATAGCAGTAGTATTATATATATTGTTTCATAGGAATAAGAGGATTTTATTGATTGCTCCTACTGGTGACCAGACGGCTATCCTTAGGAATTATATAGCTGATTTGTTAGTTAGTCATCCAGTATTCATTAATATGTTAGATACTGATACTACTGGAGCTCAAAGGATTAAGAAAGAGGTTAGTAGGAGTCGTATAACTTTTAAGAATGGTTGTGAGATGAAGACTTTGAGTGCAGCTGGTACTGCTATGAGGTTGATGGGTCATGGTGGGGATTTGATTATATTAGATGAGTCATGCTTAGTACCACATTCAGTTTATAGACAGAAGATTCATAGGATGCTTGGTGATAATCCTGATAGTAGTTTGGTAGAGATTGGTAATCCTTGGCATGTTGATAATCAGATGTATGAGCATTGGTGTAGTCCTGATTTTGATAAGATACGTATTAATGATGAGATAGCTATTAGTGAGGGTAGGTTGACTGTTGAGTTTCGTGATGAGCAAAAACTAGCTTTAACTCCTAGAGAGTATCGTATATTGTACCAGGCTTTATTCCCTAAGGATAGTGAGGACGTGTTAATTCCTAGAGAGAAGATTAGGGAGGCTGTGGATAGGAGTATAGTGTTTAATAGCGTTCACCCTATTAAGATAGTGTTGAGTTGTGATGTTGCACGTTTTGGTACGGATAAGAATGTTATTATGATTCGTAAGGTTCAAGGGGAGTTGAGTTCTCATTTATATGTTGAGGAGTATACTGGTAAGCCTACGACTTATACTTTTGGTAGGATTGTAGAGTTGGATGGGGAGTATGGTTGTGATGAGATTAAGATTGATGATTTAGGTGTTGGTGGTGGGGTTACTGATATGTTAATGAATACTGGTTTATGTACTAAGGTTACTGCTTTCATTGCTAGTAGTAAGGATACTTTTGATGTTAATGATATGAAGCGTTTTCCTAATTGGAAGAGTAAGTCGTATATTAGTTTGGCTAGGAGTTTCGTGCGTGATATGATAAGTATTCCTAATCATCCTGAGTTGATTCAGGAGTTGAGTTTGTTGCGTATAGATTATGATAATAGTGGTAAGTTGCGTATTTTGGATTTTCCTAAGGAGCGTGAGCCTGTTGAGGGTGAGAAGAAGAGTCCTAACTTTTCTGATGCTTTGATGATTAATCATAGTAGGTATTCTTGTAGTGGTTCTAGCAGTATCTGGGCGTGAGTCGTTTTATCATGGTGTTTTTGTCTAGGATAGAATAGGGTTAGAACTGTTTTTGAGGGTTAGTATTTAAATGGTGTATTAGTTATTAAAGAAAATGGTCTTAAACTTTAATAAGAATTGAGTGATTAAAGAAGACTTTAATAAGAAAATAATAAACTATATATACTATATAATATATATTATATTATGAGAATTGTGAAAAAAGAATCTGTGTTAGGAAACCGTGGAAACAACCGAATAGATGAATATATAAAATATATTCTAACAATAAAAGATGAAAGAGACTCGTTTTCTTCAATAACTGTTACTGAAGAACAATTTGGTATGGTAGAACTAGGAGATGAAATAGAAATCCTAGCAATAAGTAGTGGTGAATGATGTATAATGTTATTGGAATAAAAGAGTTAGAACCAAACAAGTATTATATTATTTGTTTAGAATCAACAGCTACTTATGAACAAATGATTGAGATGAGGGATAAATTAGTTAAGGATTTGAAACCAATTTTTGGTATGTGTATGCCAAAGTTTACAATTTCGAATTCAATAAAAACAATAAAGAGTGATAAAAATGGATAAAACAAAAATAGATTATGAAAAAGGATTCGATATAATGATGTAATACTTTGACTTCATACCAGAAGAAGAAAGAGCAGAAGTAGATAAGAGATTAAAGGAAGTGGGTTGTTAAGTATGATAAATAAACCAAATAGTGTAATGTTTTTCAATAAAAACAATAAAGAGTGATAAATGATGGAGATTAAAAAAATTGATTATAAAAAGGCAATAAATAGGATATCAGCTTTTATTTCTGGGGGGGTTAATTATCAAGAGACTAAGTCAGCATTTGGGAGAGGAAAATTAACAGCGTATGAGCAAATTTTTGATATTTTAGAAGAATTTGGAATAAATCCTCATGGGTGATGATTGATGGTTGTTAGTTTTAGTTGGGTAAAGAGTAATAAGAAGGATATGGCTTTACACTTTCTTACTTTTGGTTTCCATGTTGGTGTTAAGACTTACAAGTATTGGTTGAGGATAATCATATTAAATCTAGTGATAGACATAGAAGTATAATCATAATTCTTATATTATCCAATTAACATATTTAAATTATGAAAGCAAATGAATCTTCTAAAAAAGTAAAGAAACCAAAAAAAGAAGTGGTTAAAACAATAGTAGAACCAGTCATTGTAGAAACTCCAGTAGTTATAGAAGATGAGAACACTTTAGAACCAATAACTAATGAACAGGACGAGGAGGATTTCACAAAATCAAAAACTTATAAAATAGGATTCTTAGCATTCAGAGAGAACGTTATTACCATACACCCAGATAGTACTTTAGGTATTAATGATAAAGGTATTACAATTGGGAAAGCCAAGGGTACAGCAATGTATGATGGTGTTCCAAGAGATTTCACTTATAATCATGAGAAACAAGAGGTTACAATACAACCATTGCGTGATTTGGTGATAACGAAATGAAATTATTAGATTCAATAAACAATTATATTAGTAGGGCTTTACAGTCTAGGGGTTCAATAATAGGTGCTAGTGGAGAGTTTGATGTTAACAAGTATGCTTTCCAGACTAGTTGGTTCTGGTCTCCAACACTTGGGGTTCCAAGACCTAATTTTAATCTTTATGCTATAAGGGATTTCGCTAGGATTCCAGCAATACAGATGTGTATTGAAGTAATTACTGAAGAGATTGCTAACTTGGATTGGAGTATTATTCCAAGTGAGGGTTTTGAGGAGGTTGCGAATACTGTTATACAGGAACAAATTACTGATTTCTTTAAGTATCCTAACAAGGATGAGGAGTGGAATACTTTTATACGTAAATTATTAAAAGATACTTTAGAGTTAGATGCTGGGGTTATTGTTAAGACTTTCGGTACTAATTTTTATACTAAACCATTAGAACTAGCATTACCACATAATAGGTGGAGTACTAAGCCTTTTATGGAGTTAGTGAGTAAGGCTACTGGTAGACAACCAGTCTATAAATATAATGGTTTTATTAATAAGACTAAATTTGTTAAGAAGATAAATGATGAATCTCCAAGAACTAAAATGTTATCAAACCTTTCAGAACCAGAATTGAAAAAGGCTTTAGATACTAATAATGTTGGATTACTAGAGATACGTGTTGCAGATGGTGGCAGGTTCGTAGTAAGCGTGGATGCTTATGGTAGGTTATGGGAAGATAAACCATGCTTTTATCAGTATAATTATATTACTAGTGATGGTAGTCCACAACCATTTTGGAATCGTGAAATAGTATATTTGAAGATGAATCCACAAAATGATAATTGGTATGGTTGGAGTAATATCCAAACACTAATGACTATCGCTGAAGCTTTGAATAATGCTACACGTTTTAATGCTCAAATATTCTCTGATTATGCTATTCCTAGCATGATTGTTCAATTAGAGGGTGAATTAGAGCCTGGATTGAAAAAGATTAGAGACCAATGGCATGAGAAGATTAAGGGTAAGAGTCAGAAAGTATTATTTACTGGTAAGAAGATGGACCTAAAACAATTAACCATGAGTGCTACTGATATGCAATGGTTAGAGGGTATGAGGTTTTATATGCAAATAGTAATGAGTACCTTCCATGTTACTCCTAATGAGTTAGGTTATACTGAGGATGTTAATCGTAGTACTGGAGTAGTACAAGACCGTGTATTCTTGAGGAAGGCTATACTACCACTTGCTAAGTTTATTGAGTCAAAATTCAATAATGAGATTATACCAGAATTCTATCCTGAAGGTTTCGTTCCTGAAGTAGAGTTCAAATTCAAAATAGAAGATATGTTACAAGAGGATAGGGTTAGGGCTCATGAGATTGAGGATGTTAATGCTGGAATACTTACTATTAATGAGGTTCGTGAGGTTCGTGGATTATCAAAGGTTGAGGGTGGAGACCAGATTAAAGGAATGCAACAAAGTATTCAAGGAGAATTTAATGATTTGAAAAGTTCTAATAATAAAGATAAAGAAGAGTGATTTAATTTGACTAACATACTTACTAATGGTGCTAGAAATGGAGACCCAGCTGAGAAGAATACTGCTTGGGTTGATTCTAACGGTAGGTTATGGGTTAAATCAATACTTACTGATTCAAGTGATAATCCAATAGATTTAAACTTCCATGCAATGCCTTTTAGTGAGGGATTAAGATTATATGTTGCAACAGGTAAGACTGCTAGTATGACAATAATATTTGAATGAGGATAGATGAATAATGATATTAGATGTTGATTATGAAACTTTCAAGAAAGCATACAGTCAAAGGGTAGGAGGTAATTTCTGCCAAAGATTTGCCAAACTATATGATGACCGTGTAGAGATATTATTAGAATTATCCCGTACAATGATTATAAGAACTATACTAATTATACCAACCGATTTGAGTCCTGAAAACTTGGAGAGTTGGAAGACTCAACACTTGTTTGGTGTTGCTAGGGTTATTGATTGGCATGATGGGATTGATAGTTATACTGCACAGTATGAGATGATGGAGATTCCTTACATATTGAATAGTAAAAGCTATAACCAGAAAGATATGGATTTGATAATTAAAGCAGTAAAGGATTCAGAGGATTATAAAGAATTCCTAGTTAAGTATTATAAACAATTAAAACGTTTAATAAGTGGATTCATCAAACAGTATAAGGATAATTTACCAAGTCTTATTTCTAAGATTGTTGGAGCTTTCCAATTAACACCATTGAAGAAGGAGTTAAGTAATATTATTCGTAGAACACTTGCTGAAGGTATTAAGGAAGCAAGAGTTGATGGTGGAGAAATTGTTGAGATGGATAGCTTAATACCAGTAGTTACGGTAGAGTTACAAAATCAGATTGATGGTTACGTATTACCTAATAGTGTTAGGTGGTTTGGATTAAAAGGAGTAAATCAGAATTTACAGAATACCTTACATCAATCATTACAAGACGGGTTAAACAATTTTGAGAGTGTTAATAGTTTACAAGAACGTGTAGAGGATGTTTTTGGAGAGATGGAAGGTTGGCATAGTAAGATGATTGCAGTTACTGAGTCTAGTAAGATTAGGAATATTGGAGAGTATTATAGTTGGAAGAGTGTTAGTGGAGAAGTAGTAAAGAAATGGGATGCTACACTTGATGGTAAGACGGGTGCTGATAGTAAGGCTTTGAATAATCAGGTTGTAGGTATTGATGATTTATTCACTTATGAGAAGAATGGTAATAAGTTCATGTTTCCTCCGACAAGACCTAATTGTAGGTGTAAAGTAAAATATTTTGTTAGAAAATGAGTTAGTAACGTTATTACTATTTCGTTAAAAAATAATTATTCTTATATTATCCAATAACCATTGTTAAGTTATGTCTGACGATAATATGATTAAATTGTGGATGCCTATTGTAAAATCCAAGAATGGAGGATACAAAGCAATCCTATCTGATACAAGCATTGACCGTGATAACGAGTTTATGAGTAAACAATTATTAAACAAATGGTGTGGAGACATTAACAAGTATATACCATTGTTAAAAGACCATAAGAATCTTATGGATAATCTTATTGGTCATTGGGAGAGTCCTAGAGTAATTACTGGTGTTAATGGAGAAGACCACGCACTTACTGCTATTCCTAAATTTTATGATGGGGACCCTGAAGCTGAGAAAATAAAGAATAAACTAAATCAGGGAGCAAGGATTGGAGTTAGCATCGGTGCTATACCAAAAGCAAGTAAGATGGTTAAGAGATTCGGTGAAGAGTACAAGATGTGGACTGAGGCAGAACTTGTAGAAGCTAGTTTCACACCAATAGGAAGTAATCGAAATAGTTATGTAAATATTGCTAAAAGTTATGACTTAGAAAAGAAACCTAATCCTAAAAAGGAAGAAGAGGAAGAGGCAGAAGAAGACGAAACAAAAAAGAAACCAAAGAAAAATAATGATAAAAAGAAAATAAAGAGCGATAATATGGAAAACGAAGAAGTAAAAACTGAAGTAAAAGAAGCTTCATTAGAGACTAAAATACTAGAAGAACTAAAGAAAATCAACGATAGAGTTGATAGTATTGAAAAATCTAAAGAAGAGATTAAAGCACCTGTTGAAGAGAAAGTAGATAGGAGAGCTGAATTGAAAGCATTAGCATCAACACAAGTACAAAAGAACGTTGATATTAATGAGAAGATTATTGAGAAGGAAAGTTTCTCTTTAAGTGATATGTTGTCTATCAGTCACACAGGTAAGACATACGATATGTTAAAATAAAGGAGTTAGAAAATAATGGCACAATTCGGAAATGGAAATTATAATGCTTCAACATTTGATGAAGTATTTAGTAAATACGGAATATATGAAAACCAAGTATACGCTGGTGGATTAGAGAAATCAGAGTATGAATACAAGTTAAAGAACCTAAAAAGTTCTAACAAAGCATTCAATCAATACTTGAAGAAAGATAGAGGAACAACTACAAGCGAGTATGCTAGTGGTACTAGTTATTCATCCACAAGTGGAAGTTTACCAACACTATTACCAATATATGTTAGTCCTGATATAATCAGCTTGTCACAAAAAGCAAGTCCGTTATATGAGATGCTACCAAAACAAGCAGTTCGTGGGAAATTCTATGATTGGAATACTTCACAGTTCGCTAGTACTAATGCACAATTCTTACCAGAAGGAGCAGCTTTACCAGTAACTGATGATACATTCAGTAGACTAACTAAACAAGTTAAATATTGTTACGCAGTAGGTGCAGTAACTGGTCCTATGCAAGTTCATGCTAGGGGATATATTGACATGGAAAGAGAAGAAATCATGAATAAGACTAGGCAATTAATCCAAAAGATTGAGAACGAGATAGTCGATGGTGCAACTAGTTCTAACCAATACGGTTTCAACGGTCTTGGTGCAGAAATATCTACAAACAGTACAGCTGTTAATGGAGCATTAAGTATTAGTGCAATGCGTACTATGATTAGGCAATGTACTCACGGTGGAACAAGTCAATCAGATACTGTTGGTGGAATGAGACCAAACATGATGATAGGTGGATTAGCAGTCGGAGACGATTTAAAAGCTCTATACCAATCATATATTAGATACAATGAACCAGTAGTTTTGAGTTTCGGTTACACAGCAACTGAGTTTGAAGGAATACCATTCATACCAAGTACTTTTATGACAGATACATCTTCTAGTAAAGTATTATATTTCATTAATACTAGAGTAGTTAGGATGGGTATAGCACAAGATATAACTTTTGAAAGACTTGCAAAGACTGATGATAGTAACAAGTTTATGATTAAGTGGTATGGTGTATTGTTAGTTCTAGCAGAACAGTTTTGTGGAGAATTAACATCAATTACTTAGGAAGTGATTTGATATGACTGAGCTTTTGAGTACTTGTACAGTATACAAATCTGTTAATGGGGATACTAAGACTTTAATCTTAGTTACTCCAGCAACAGCAGAGTCTAATGATACAATAGATTTGAATAGTGATAGTGCAAGTAGCAATATTAGAACAATCTTGAACACTTTAGTTCAAGATGATGCAGGTGCAGACAAGGATGCAACTTGGGACCCAGATACTGGGATTATAACATTAGGAACCCTGGTAACAGGGATACATAATGTTTTAGTAGAAGGAATATAAGGTGAAAAAAATATGACAGATATTACAGACGATTGTACGTTTTACAAATCGGTTAATGGAGACATTAAGAAATTGATAATAGTAACACCAGCAACAGCAGCTACAAGCGATACAATAGATTTGTATAGTGATAGCGTTGCTAGTACTATGAGAACAATCTTGAACAGTTTAGCTCAAGATGATGTAGGAGCAGACGTAACAAGTACATGGGTTCCAAGCACAGGAATAATAACATTAGGTAGTATTTCAACTGGAATACATAATATTGTTGTTTGGGGAGTCTAGGCGAATTAGTATGGCAAATATTGATAGTGATTCATTCCCACAAAATACGTATCCAGGATTTGGAGACCATGCTTTAACTCTTAGAAATTTGAGTGGAGCAGCTTCAGCTAGTGGATTATTAATGGGAATTGGTACTTCAGCTGCACCAGCAACTACAAGTACACCAGATGGTAAGTTTGTAGAAATACGTGCTGAAACAACTGCAACTAGTGGTGATAACCGTTTAATGTATCTTAGATACGCTTTGAATGGTGCTACTGGTGGTGAGTGTATTAGAGCGTTTACAAAACTTACTGCTTCTGGAAGTAATGTTCGTGGAGCACATATAAGTTTGGATATTGGTACTGGTGGTAGTGCTAGTGGTATTGGTATAGGTGTTGATGCACAGATTCTAGTTCTTAATGATACTTTGACTGGTGGTACTTATGCAGTAATAAATTCTGAGATTTATAGTGCTGGTAGTAGTACTAGTATTGCTAGTGTAACTGCAATGAGTTTCTTTAGAGCCGTTTTAACTGGAAACGCGACTGGTATTGCAGATGTTGATGATGAGGCTTATTTATTATCAATAAATGGTGGTGCAATAGGTTCAGGTAACATTGTATCAGCAGATAATGATGAGACTAAATTCTCACATAAGATTAGAATTAAAGCACAAGGTACTCTTATGTACTTAATGTGTACAGAGAGTTAGGAGTAAAATCCTATTTAACCCTTTTTTTTTTATATTATATATTTATAAATAATTAATTATATTATTCTCTTATGGTAAAAGATAGTGTTGAAACATGGAAAGATACTCTTGGAAGAATAGATAATAAATTAGTAAAATTATTTGTTAATAATAAGGATTCAGTATTCAGGATTGATGCAGATATTAATTCTAGTGTTAATGGAGATGTTGAAGTAAATTTTAAATCTAATTATAGTTTGGATTTACAAGATTTAGAACTTATAAAAGAAGCTTTTAAACCAGACGTTATGACAATAACTGGTAATGATGATGCAGATGTTGGGGTATTACTTATTCTTAGGTGGAAACCAAAAGAATAATCCTATTTAACCCTTTTTTTTTATATTATATTTTTATAAATAATTAACTTACTATTATATCATGGTTGAATTAGAATTAACGATTTTCGAGAGAATACAAACATTGACTATGCTACCAACAAAGGATACCCGTGTTGGATTAAGAGTATTAGAACAATCTAGGAATAAGATTGATTTTACTGAAGAAGAGATTAAGAAATTTGGAGTAGTCATTAATGGTGGTAATATTACTTGGAATAAAGAATCTGTTGGAGTTACTAAAAAGATTGATATTGGGGATTACGTTTTCAATATTATAAAAACTAGACTTGAAAAGTTAGATAAGGATAAGGAATTAGAGTTTAGACAATTAACATTATACGATAAAGTTATGGAAAAGTGATTATTCTTATATTGTAGGACTTCTTCATACTATTAGTGATATTAAGATGTCAACATATTATACAATAAAGAAAAGACTTACAAGCGATTCTAGTGGAGATGCTAGTGCAGTTACTGAATCAATAACTGGAGAATTAATAAGTATAGTTTCAGTTCCTGGAGCTAGTACGGTTCAACCTACTACTAATTTTGATTTGGATTTACAACAGGCTAATCTTAGTGGTGGAGTATTAGATTTAACATTATTTACTGATGATACAGTAGTTAATAATGCAGTTACTCAATGGTTACCAACTATCCCAGCAACTAAATCAGTTGATGGTAGTGCTAGTGTTTTGACTGAGAAGAGTCCAGTAATATTTGGTCCAATAACAATTATTGGTGCAAACATGGGTAATTCAAAGATTGCTGATATTATACTAGTTATCAAGACTGTATGAGTTGATTAGTAATGAGTTATACTACGGCTGCGAAAGTATTATCTGAGTTAAAAATAGTCTCTACCGATTTCGATTCTGACATTATTACTAATGATTTTATCCCACGTAGTGATGCTAAGATTGAATCTAGGACTGGTAAGACTTGGAGTACTGCTAGTAGTAAAACTGATTATTTTGATTTTAAGGGTAATATGTACCATCAGAATCCTTGGACTAATAAGGGATTCATTACAGGAAGTATTCCAACCCGTGAGGGTAGTGCTAGGTTTAGTTTAAAGACTACTCCAATTACTAGGCTTGATAGGGTTTACTTGCTTGGTATGGATAATACTTTTGCTAGCGTTCAAGTCTATAATAGTGCAGCTGCTACTTATGCTGATAAGACTGAGGAGGCTAATACTGTTCAGGGTGGGGATGACCCGTTTTATCCTTTTGCAAGTACTAGTGTAGAAGATGATATATTATATCTAGGAATGGATAATGCTTTCTTAGGTGTAGGTTTTAATCTTGCTACTCTTGGTACTGTTGGAGTGCTTATTTGGGAGTATTATAATGGTAGTAGTTGGACTGAATTAACAGTTACTGAAGGAGTTACTGATGCTGATGATTTATTGGCTAGTGGTGGAATTACTACTTGGGATTATCCTGGTGATTTTGAGCAAACAACAGTTAATAGTGAGGAGAAATACTGGGTTAGGTTAAGGATAACTACAAGCTATACTATCGCACCACGTGTTAATAACATTTTCTTAGACCAAGACGGTGTATTGATTGATGAAGTTAATCATAGTGAGATTAAGTGGAATAAGGATACTGGGGATTTGATTTTCTTAAAGAGTATCCCAGCAACAGGAATTAAGAAGATACGTGTTGATTATCATGCTGGAGCAAGTAGTATTCCAGAAACGGTTGAAGAATTAAGTACAATACTATCCTCTCAAGAAGTATTAACAGCCATAATGGGAGGTAGTTTCAAAGAGATGACTAGTGGTAGTGTTGCAGGAAAAACATGGAACTACGGCGAGCCGTATACAAATTTAAGGGCTACACTCATTGAGTTAAGGAAGCGAGAGAGTATGTTATGGAACATTCTAGGCACGGAAACGTTCTTTGCAGTTTGTTGATGTATTATGGGAGATTTTGGGGATAGATTCTTAGAAGCTACGGAAACATTGATTACTACTGCTGGTAATAGTGTTACTTATTATGCTCCTGTTACTAGGAGTACTGATGATTATGGTGATACTCTTGGTTATACTCAATCAGCGTCTAGTAGCAAAACTATGGCAATCCAACACATAGGGTTTTTAGATGACCAATTAAGAAAAGAGGGTATTTGGAGTGTTGGAGATATTAGGGTTGAGTGTAAGCCTAGTGATGACATTACTGATAATAGTAAGATTGTAATGACTGATGGTAGTACTTGGAGACTTAATAAGATAGTTGATGAGGATATGTCTAATGATGTGAATACTAGTAGCGTCTTTAGGGGTGTCAGGATTGATTAAGATTAAGAATAAAAAACTTTTTGAGAAATTAATTGTTAAGCGTATTTCTAATAATATCAAAGAAGAGTGGATGAAAGAGATTAGTCGTAAGACTAGTACTGGAGCTTCACGTTATAGGGATAGTATTAAGATAAAGTTGGAGGGTAGTAAGGCTAGGATTTATGCTGATTGGAATTCTAAAGTACCATTTTATTTAGAGTATGGAACTATTGGTCATATGATTAGACCTAAGAAGCCTGGTGGTACATTACATTGGCGTAGTAATGGTAAGGATTATTTTAGTAAGGGTCATTTCGTGTGTGGTATTAAGCCTTTGAATATTCTTGGTGGTACTGTTTTTCGTGTTTTGAGAAAATTATAAATAGTGTTGATGTTATATTATTCTTATAGGGGGTTTTATTCATACCCACACACGTGTGTACTCTCGAGCAAGCCTATAAAATTCGGGGGAACTTTATAATAAAGTATATATAATATTAAAGTTATTATCTTATTATGTTAAATCATAAGGAGAAGATATTATTATTTTTATTGAAGAATGAGAATTCTAATCTATTTATTATATCTAATTGTATTGAGGGTAAGAGGGATACTATCAAAAAGATATTGTCTAGTATGAAGTCTAAGGGTTATATTAAAGGGGTTTTATTGTTTGGTGAGAAGTTTTTTAGGTATCGTGTTACTGATTATGGTATTTCTTATTTGAAGTGTAATGATTTAATAAAATAGTAAACTATATATAATATTAAATTTATATTCTATTAGTGAGTGAAAATGGAATTAATGCTAAAGGAAACAAATAACTTTATTGAATGTCATGAATTTATTATTAGTCATGAAAAGAAAGGTAAATTTGACTATAAAATAAAGAATATAAGATTTTTTATAACAGGTGAAC